ACATCCCATTTCATTTGATAGTGTGCTTCATAGTAACGTAAACTTCTTTTGTTTATATACTCTGCTATAACTTCAAATCTAAAATGTTTCTTACCTATTTTTTTTATATCTTCTTTTAAATATTTAGAAGAACCCATATAAGTTTGCCACTTAGATTCTTTCTTAGCTTTACCTATATAGTATTGCTTACAGCCTACATATCCTTTACCATTTTGTGTATTAATTATAAGATAAACAAATCCAAACTTCTTTAAGTTAGGTACGAAAGGTTCATCAGTTTCAAACTGAAGCCAATGACTTACCAATCTGTTACCTCCTCTACATTAGGTTCTTTACCAACCTTCGTAAGATACCTGTGACCATTTGCATACTGGAATACACGTAACCCTTTACCTTCATTCGCATCACTCCAACAAGTACGATTATGTAAACAATAGAAGCAACCAATAGCAAGCTTACGATTACCACTAGCTCCATCAGGTATATCATTATAACACTTATCAGGTGGATTATCTTTATCCATAGCTCCTTTAAGATACTTAATTTTCTCCTTAACATTAATCATCTCCATTGAATGCACACGAGTTAAACATATGTTACCATGCTGTTTATCTATAGCTAGAAAAGCAGCTTCATCTACACCATTGCCTTCAGCATAAGCAGAGATCTGTGCTATGTACCCAAAGGGATCATTCTCATGTAATGTATTGTTAGAAAACTTCTCAAAGCTTTTACCTGATGCACTCTTACAATCAACTAATACACCATCTATAACACAATCTTGATGTCCTACTATTCCATTTACATTAACTTGTTTTTGTAGGTCAGTTACTTTGTGTCCTGATAGTCTAGCTAAAAGAATTAATACATCCTCCAACAGATGACCATATAGAAATTTAATTCTTGTGTTTGATGCTAAAGGTTTAGGTTCTTCCTTAGAATTTTTATCATACCATAATTGTCTGGCAGGTTTACCTATAGCAGAGAGTCTTAGTTTACCTTTCTCTCTAGGTACTTCATTAAGTAATCCTTTCAATGTTTTCTTAACACTCTCTGTAAAAGAATCTAGATGAGCATCAACTTCTTCTTCTTTTAAATTTGAATCTACAAGAGGGTCAAACAAATCATACATATCTTGTACTAAAGTATCAATATTTTTCATAATAGAAAATGGGAAGACATATTATATCTTCCCATCCTTTCCTATTTAATTGTTATGCAAAATCTAAGTCAGCACTTTGCTTACTCTTATACCCATCTTCAACAACATCAAAATCACTAAGCATGTCATCATCTGCAGTCTCAGGTGCAGGTACAAAGTTAACAACCATTACAGCTTTTAAATCACTAAAGATACCATAAGGTTTATGTTCATATGGAATATACTTTGCAGTAACAAATGAACCATTACCAACTTTAGCTTCTGTAAAAGGAAGCTTGTCAGCACCTACAACTTTAGGTGGATCTTTCTTATCTCCTGTATTACTCCATATGGTCTTAGCTTTAAGAGTTACAAAGTTACCTTGTAAAGGTTTCCCTTCTTCCTTTAACTTTGCATCATTATTCTTAACATTCAACCCATCCTTCTTAACTATACTCAGATTCTTTTCGTCAAGGTTACATATATCAATACTCCATTCCCCTTCCTCTTTAAATTTAAAGTTAGGTTTAATTATATGTGCCCAGTTAGCTGTTCCTTGTATTATACTCATATTTATATTCCTTTTCTGTTTATTAATAAAAGAATTATGACATGCCTTAACATTATTGTCAAGAGTTTTTTTCATAATAAATGTATTAGTTAGTTTTAATATGTAACTCATCTCTATTCTTGAGATAAGATCTTGTTTTCCTTGATGTTTTCTACCCCATGTTTTGTATGCAGAATCTCTATAGCTTTCTACTCTAGTGTTTTTATCTACAACTTTGTCAGTTAATTCTACTAACTCTTTTGCGATACACCATACATAGTCATGCTCTCTTTCAAATACAAAGTAATCACAGTCACCATAAAGCCAACCCTTCTTACCTATTGTATTTAGAAATTCAACAACAATCCATGCGTCATCCAGAACTCTTTGTTTATTTCCAGTTCTTCTAGCCTTTACATCTACACTAACTGTCTTGTTATCTTTAGTAAGATATAAATCTATATGTTTATATATGTTAGTGTTATCATCAGCTATCTCAACTGTATATCCATGCTCTTTAACAGTCTTTATAAAGTTATTCTCTACCTGTATACCTCTTGTTATATACTGAGCATGATCTTTTCTTCCTTTAAATTCTTTTACTAGTGTCATCTATATACCTTTCTAAATACTCAGTTGCTCTTCTTGTATAGGCAGAATCATCATTAAGCCAACCTATTGCTGAAATAGGATCATCAGCAGTTATTAAACATATAGGGCAAGCATAATCTTTAGGTGGTGTAGGAGTTGTCTCTCTTAATTTTTTAGTTTGTTTAGTTATAAAATTTTTACATTTTTTACATACTCTTTCAGTAGAAAGTAACCCAGTAGTTTTTTGAATATGTCCATAACTTTTAAAAGATTCAATAGGTTTTTCTTCATTACATTTAACACAAGTTTTTAATACTTTACTTGTATCTATAGATTTAAAAGTATCAAATAACTCTTGTTGTTCTAGTGTGTCTCTGCCCATGTCTTACCTACCTTCCATTCACTATCAAGAGGACACTTCATGTGTAGTTCTTTCTCTGTATCTTTCATAGCATCTTTAGTTATCTGTCCAAACTTTTTAACATCTGTGTTTAGAACTTCAAACTGATACTCATCATGAATACTAGCTACAAGTTTAACATCAACCCCTAGTGTTCTTACTCCTGTCATTATATTAATAAGCCATACCTTACATACAACTGCTCCTGCTCCTTGTAATAAAGTATTTAATGCACTATGTGTGCTACGTACATATAATACTCTACCATCAATACCTCTAATCTTTCCTTTAGCTGATGCTTTTGTTACCTCATCACGAACTCTTTTTAATGATGGCATACTTGTTAAGAACTTATTTATTAATTGTTGTCCTTCTTTAGCACCTGCTCCTACTATCTTTCCTATCTTAGCTGAACCTGCACCATACATAAACGCATAGATAAAGGTCTTTGCCTGGTCTCTATCAGTTAATCCTGCCATCTTCATATTGTGTGTATGTATATCACCAGTTAATAATATATCTGTAAAGGTAGTATCATTCATTAGATGTGCTAAACATCTTAACTCTAGACCACTAGCATCAGTACCTACAATAGAATGAGTAGAGGTATCACTTACTGTCCAACAATCTCTACACTCCTTACCATATGGTGAACGTACAGCAGGTATCTGTGCCATGTTAGGAGAATTGTGAGACATACGACCAGTAATAGTTTTAAGTGTCATTACACTACCATGTACTCTACCATCTCTGTCATCACATGCTTTTATCCATGACTTAATTTGTGCTATACGTTTCTGTAAGAGAAAGAATCGTGAAAACTTTCTAGCTTCAGGCATATCTATTGTATCTAATACAGCTTCATTAATAATTATGTTACCTTTATCTGTATGTTGTTTAGGTTTCCATCCTAGTTTCATTAGTCTACTAGCTATCTGTTGTCTTGATCCTATATTAAATGGTATGTATTTTGTTTTAGTCTTTAACTCTACAACAGTAGGATCAAAGTTATCTAATGACCACTTCTCTAAGTTATCTGCTTCATCTTTTAATTTATTAAATAAACCCATAGCTTTCTCCATATCAATAGCAAAGCCATTCTTTTTTTGTTTATGTATGATAACTCTTATCTTGTGTTCAATCTCACTAGAATAATCTGAGAAACCTTTACCTTCTTTCTCAAGTTCTTGAAATACTTTATGTGTTATATTAACATCTTGTTTACAGTACTCTAACATCTCTGGTGTATACACTTCAAAAGAATCTACATCTCCTTTAGGCATAGACAATCTCTTACCCCATGCTTTTAAACTATGTCCATCACGTATAGGGTTATACAACTGTGATAGTACAAGTGTATCTATAACTTGATTAACTTTAATCTTAGTACCTAGCAATCTATTAAGCACAGGTGCATCAAATATTAAACCATTGTGCATAATAAATTGCTTGACACCAAGTGACCAATCTCTAAACCCATACAGCAAGTTTGGAGGGAAAGGATAAACCCTCCCTGAGTCTATGTCTTTAGCCACAATACAATGAACTTTTGTTGCGTCTAAACTATCTGTTTCTATATCAACTATTGCTCTCATGTTTCTTCTCTATTATCCATTTCTTCCCAAAATTTATCATTCCATCCTTCCCAATACTCATTATATAATATCATGGGAGTTCTGTTACCTACCCATACATTAGTGATATTAAACTGAGCATATTCATCTGCTTCTTCCCATGACATACCATCTCTATCTCTTAGTATCTTACATATCCTACTATAAGAATATACAAGTAAAGGGGATGAATTATATTGTTCTCCTTTTCCTATAATAGCATTATCAAAACCATCTATAGAGACAGCTTCAGCATCTAGTCCACACCAGTTACATTCTTCACCATCTCCTATATCTATATCTTCTTTCTCTTGAAGGCAATAATGTTTCCACATCTTACTCATATTGAAAAACTTTCTCCACATCCACAACTAGATGT